TCGTTGTCTACATTAGAATAGTCAGCATTTAACCTAACATAATCTTCTAACGTTCCACCTGTTTCTTTCATAAAGTCTACGACTTTTTCGATGTTTTCAGGTAGTGTAGCTATTTCTCTTGCCTCTTCAGGTGTTGGAGAAAGAACCTTTTTTTCTAATTTTTCACCTATTTGTTGTATCTCTTCTTCAACAACTTCTTCAATAGGTTTTACTTCTTCTTCTTTAACTTCAGAAATCGGTCCGGACTCTTTAGTTTCGTCTCCAGATCCCACGCTTTGCAATCCCAATTCGGATCCTTCCTTGCGTAACACGCCGCTCTCTGCTTTTGGTTCTTGAATGGCATCTGTTTCTGTTTTAGGTTTTGACAAATCTACCTTTATAGGTTCATCACTTTTAGTTAATTGTTTGGGTTTCAAGACTTTAGCTTTTACTTTAAAGTCCCCTTCTTGTTGTACTGTTTCTGACATAATATAATATAATATAAATTAATAAAAATTCTTATTGTGGTTCAAATTGCTCCAAACCAAACCCACCTAAATTATCATTTCCAGCAGACTCAAAATTTGTAGGTGTAGTTCCATTTTGTCTTTGGTTAATCATTTCTGATTGCTGAGTAGCTTGAATTTGCGTTCGCTTGTCTTTACGATCTTCAATTTCAGCTTCTTTTTTTTGGGTTGACTGTGTTTGCATTTGTGCCAACTGTAATTGGTATTGGAATTCTTCAGCCATTAATTGTTTTTTAATAGCAGCTTCTTGTTCCATCCTTTGTATTTCAAACTGAGATTTAGCTTGTTCAATTTGAATTTCTGTTTGAGCCAAAGCTTCTTGCTTTTGAACCTCTTGCATTGCTGCGGCTTCACTAGCTTTTTGTTGAGCTTCACCTTGAGCTGCAATCATTTTTTCTTGCTGAGCTTGGTCTTCTTCTTGTTTTTGTTTTCTTTTCAGCTTAAGCATTTGGTTAGCTAGCTTAAGATTTTTTATTTGTCTAATATCTATAGCATCTTCTAAATCTATACCGCCAGATTGTAAAGCTATTTGAATGTTTTGTTCTAACATTGCTTTTTCTTCTTCTTCAGGTTCTAATTCTAAGTAGATACCAAAATCATATAAATGTAAGTCTTTAATATCTTCTAAACTTCCTGTATTAAATTTTCCAATACTAGAAAGCAACGCATTATTAGTTAAAGAAAACTCTAACATATCGGCAACTCTTAAAGAAATGTTTTCGCATGCTCTTAAGGTTAAATATAAACTAGATCTTAATATATGTCTAGTTGCTACATTCGAAGCGTTTGCTGCCATTTTTTGTAAACCAACTAAAGCATCTTTATCAGGCATACTACCATCTCTAGCTTCATTAAGCCCGGTTACATCTCTTATCATTTGTAAATAATACTGATAAGTATTGATTAATGATTGTATCTTACCATTAGCGCTAGAAGATTGTAATTCTTGTATTGGCACCTTTCCCCTGTTAGGATCACCATCCTGTGTTAAAGATCTACCAACTATAGAACCAGTTTGAAAATACATATTTAATGCTTCCTGCGGGTTGTAATTCGTGCCATTACCTAAATCAACTTCCGCTAGACCATCAACATCAACAAATACACCATCTGGGACCATACGTTGAATCACTTGTTGTAATTTTAACGATGTTAGCTGTATCATATCTGCAAAACTAGTGATACGGCCCACTAGAGAATCGATTCTTCCTTGATATAAATTAGGGGCACATATAGCGTAATTCATGTTAACCTTAGTTAAATCACTTTTAGGTCTTGTCATATTTTCAGCTAATTTCCACTCTAACATCTGAGGAGCACCCATAACTTTAACACCACTATACAATACCTCTATACTTCTTGATACTCTTTCAAAATTATCGCTAGGTGGTGGATTAAAAAAATCTTCTTTTTGTAGGGTTTTTTCTAAACCTTGATCAGTTCTTTTTATTTTAAAAACTTGATCCACATAAGTTTTGTATTCAAAGTATAACACTTGAACTAAATCATTATCCATATTAGGATTTGAAATATACCCTTGTCTTCCAGGGTATCTTACCATAGTCTCTAATTCATCACCTGTTATATATGGAAATTGTTTTTTAATTTCAGGTATAGTTAAAGATTTGATTTCACCCACATACCATATGTCTTCAAAATTAGGATCATTAGTGTAAGAATAAACTAAATTTGCAGGATCAACATAATCAACAACAACTCCGTTTGATTTATTAAAAGAAGTTTTTAAAGCTCCAATCCCTATAATAACAATATCCTCAGTTAATCTTCTATTCACTAAATCATACTTATTAAAAGCTAAAACATTGTCAATAACCTCTTCTTCAGCAATTTCTACACCCTGCTTATAGCTTAATTGCATGTGTAGTTCTAATTCTTCTCTTGTTCTAGGTAGCTCTTTAGTAGCGACTGATGATTGTTTGAAGCTAACCCCTGTGTTTCTTTCAGCTTGAGCAATTATATCTTTAGCATACATATCTTTAGCAACATTAGATAAATATGTAGATCTTTGCTTTAAAGAATATGGATCTTGAGCAAAAGCTTTTATTTCGTAATTTTTAGAATTAATACCATTAACAACTATATCTACAAACTTAGGTATAATAGGTACTGGTTTCCAGTCTAAATTTAAATAAGACAAATCACCATTAATAGATAATTCATCTTTATATTTCTGTACAGGTTGTTCACCTCTAGCATATAATCTTAATCGATTAAAATTAGCATAACCCGTATTCCATTTACCACTGTTTATTCTTCCTCCTCTGAACCATTCATATTCAATTGCTTGCCCAACAGCAAGCCCATATTCTAAAGTTTTCTTTTCCGCCTCCGGTACCACCTGACTAGGAAATGCACTATTAGTATTGATATTGATCATCTATAATTATTTTTGATTCATCGCCTTTGTTGTTGTATTTAGAAAAGTTTAAATTAACAGGTTCTTTAATAACCTCAGCAACAGGTCTATATTTATTTTTATTACAAGCCATAATAGCTAATCCCGAACTAATTGATGCATCATGTCTTGTTCTATCATTTATATTGAAAGCAGCCCAATCTTCTAAAGTCCTTTGAAAATACATTGTTCCATATTGTTCATTGTTGTAACCTACAAACATATCTATATAAGATTCTATCGCAGCGGCATGAGCTTGTTTTACATCTTCACTTGAATTAGGTATTCCACCTATTTCCTTCTCTGTTACAGATAATTTATGCATTGTCTTATCTGGTCTGTTCATCGAAAACCCTCTGTAACCTCTTCTTTTAAAATAATATAAAAGTCTTGGTTTATTGTTCTCTGCAAGAATTGGCATTCCGTAAAATACACAAGCCATAAGAACATCTTCAAAGAAGATTTCAGCAGTTGAAGGTCTAGATATATATTCTAAAAAGAATAAGTTAGGTGGACAATCGTCCATTGTAAATTTAGTTAAACCATGAAGTGATCCTTTAGAACCTCTTCCGTCAACCGTACCTGATATATCATAACTATCACATCCGAAAGCTCCCATGTGTTCATTTGCCGGATATTTCATACCATGTTTAGTGATGATCCTATTTTGTTGATTAAGATCTGGAACCCAAGAAACCATAAATCTTCCTTGTTTATTAGGTACAAACCTAACAAGAGTATCTTTAATTCCGTCATCCCATTGGAAATTACCTTGAGTGACTACAGCCGAATGCTTTAAATCTTCGTTATAATCTATCTGTTCGTAAATTTTAGTTAGATTAAATAAAGATTGTTTTGTTTCATCTCTGAACGCATGTTTTTCTGTGCGTGGAAATTGTCTATATAATTCATTAAGTCCATCAGAATCATCCTTAAGACCATCTACTTCATTCTCCCAGTGTTCAATGACACCGATTTCAATCTCTTGATCATCGATTCCTTTAATTGGCGATTTTGGAGTTTCAAAGACAGGGTATCCATAAGTATCGATGTAACCTTCGTAGTTCCATTCCATAGGTATGAACAAAGAATATAGTCCTGAGCTAGTCTGTCCATTACGGTTTCTTTTTGTGACATTTGAGCTATCATATAATTTTTTGTAATTTCTACCTCCTTTATCTAAAGCATTTGATGTTGAACCCATCATACACTTACCAATTATTTTACTACCTAACCTTAATGTTGTTTTTGTTACCCTCCAGTTATTAAGGATGTTTTCAGGTCTCTCCCATTTTCCAGCCTCATCATGTACAAGGAGCATAAGCTTTTCACCGTCAT